CTTGCTGATAATGTAGCTAACGATAATAGTGATATGGTTGTTAATATTGCTACAGATGATGTGGGTGCTCCTGCTGATGCTGAGTTGATTGGTGCTGATGCTATCATTGATTCCCAAACGACTCTTGGCGATCAGAGTACCAACCTTGGTGTAATTTCTCTTCATAGCGTTCCTTATGCTAGATTGAAGAAATTACAGCTTATTGTTGATAACACTGATCCTGTAAGTGGTGTAACCTTCCAGACATATCTAGGAATGGTAGTAATTGTTGATGATTCTCTTCCTGCTGTTAGTGGAACTAATCGTGTAACATATACTTCAATCCTTTTCGAGCGTGGTGTATTTGCTGATGCTTCTGGAACACCTAAAGTAGCATCTGAGATGGAACGCAAGCCTGATACTGGTAACGGTGGTGGTGAAGAAATCGTTTATTCTCGTAGAAGTGATATCATCCATCCATTTGGTTTCGCATTTGATTCTACTAGTGTAGCTGGTCAATCTGCTACATGGGCTGAACTTGCTGATGCGGCTAATTGGGATCGTGTATATGCTGAGCGTAAGAATGTTGGAATGTCCTTCCTTCAAACTAACGGTTAATCAGTAGTATTAAACTATAAGAGGGGATGAGTGTAAAATCTCATCCCCTTTTCCATATAAAAAGGATAAGCACAAATGAAACAAGCAACATTAATTGAGTGTTTGAATTTTGCTCGATTTGGTAATATTGCTGGTAAAGTAGTAGAGCCAAAGAAGAAGCGTAAATATACTCGTAAAGTAAAACCCCCTAAAGTAACCAAAGAAAATACTGAGGAATAACCTATGTCAGTAGTCCCTTTAATAACAACAAAAGAAGCAGATTCATATCAAAAGCAGAATGAAGATTGGTTGAATTTGGATAAGCCTATTAAGGAGATCCATATTTATAATGCTTCTGTATATATGACATTAAATTGGACTTGTGTAGATGTTGATTGGAGTGATCCTACGACATTGAATGATGATTTGAAACGATCATGTTCATATTACGCTGATGCTGACAGGTTAGGAGTATTAAATCCTTCATTATCCAACACACAGAATACAGGTAGAGTTACAGAAGAGACTAAGAAATTAGGATCAATGAGTAAAACTACAAAGTGGTCTGATGATGGTGGAAATGTGAATGGTGATCCTCTAACATTGATTGATAATATAATGATGCTTTATTGTAACAGTAACTCTGGAAAATTAATGAGGGTGTAATATGAGCACATTTGGTACAGAGATGTCCGACCTTGCTACAGAATTAGTATATGATTTTAGTGAAGAGATTGGTTTAAGTCAATTCAAGTATATTACAGGTACATCATATAATACTGTTTCTGGTAAGCATGAGACTGTTTATAATTCTGAACCAGCTTATATGGTATTTGAAGACATCCAATCATCAGAGGTTCAAAATGCATCATATGTTAGTGAGCATTTACAGGTTACAATAGCAGGTAATGATCTATCAAAGAAACCAAAGACAGGTGATATTATAGTAATGCCTGATGATACAGAGCATAGTATAGAGTTCGTAACATCAGATCAATACTCAGCATCATTTGTTCTTCATATAGAGCGCAAGATACTTAATGGATAGTTTTAGCAACCAAGTAAAGACAGCTATGAATAATATCACTAATGGTATCAATTCAAGTATAGTTAAATCTACAGAGGCGGCTTTCAATAAATCTGTTCAAGTAACACCAGCACCACCAACTCCATCAGGTCAAGAATATCAAAGAACTGGTAGATTAAGATTTGGATGGAATGTATCAAAGAATTTAGGTAGTTCCACATCACCATCAAAGGGTTTATATGGAATGCCTACAATGAAACCATTAACATTCAATATAGACAAGGATATATATGTTAAGATTTATAACAATGTTCCTTATGCTTACTTCGTTGATCAAGGCAAGGGTCAAGGTCAAACGCCTACGAAAATGTTATGGCAAGGATATATAGCATTTAAAGATAAATTCTACAAAGAGATAAACAAATTATGATTGATTATTCGGAAGTAAGGCGTATCATTGAAGTATATATTGATGAGAATTTTGATACAGTACCAGTTCAATTTGAGAATATAATCATAGATGTTGATGGTGCTTATATTTCATTAACTGATATTCAAGCAAACGCACAACCACCAGCCATGGGAAGTAAGACATCATTGATAACTGGTATTATAGTGATTCAAATATATACAGTTTATGGAACAGGTACAGTATATAGTAGAAATATAGCATCAGAGCTTGCTAATTTACTATTGGGTAATAATGTTGAGGGTGTTAAGTTTAAAGCCCCTACATTAACATCAATAGGTAAGGTTGATCAAGCAGATTATTATCAACAGAACTTTAGTATTGAATATGAATTTATATACAACTAATGTAATCATATGGCGTTTTCTTCCTATGGTTCATGTTGTATGGTTATAATTAGTTGTATAAATATATAGAAGAGGAAATAAGATGTGGGTTAATATAACAAAAGACAAATCTACTTTACTAATTCAAAAACAACAAATTGGTAATTATATCAAGAAGGGTTGGTTATTAAAAGAAGATGTTGTAGAAGATATGGTAGAAGAATTTACCATTGATGAAGATTTAAACAAAGAAACTATTATTCAAGGAGAATAAATATGGCAACTCATAAAGGTTGTGAAGGAATTGTAAAAGTAGGTGACACACCAACTGTTGTAGGCGAAGTTACTGATTGGACTATTGATGAAAAAGCTGAAGTTATTGATGCTTCTGCTATTGGTGATTGTAACCGTAAGAAGGATGTTGGACCTCTTGATTGGTCTGGTAGTATCAATGCTCATTGGGATGCGGAAGATGATGGTCAGATAGCTATTGGAGTAGGTACATTGGTTGTTATTGATGTATATCCTTCTGGTGAAGAATCTGGTGATACGCATTATACTGGAACTGGTATTATTACTGGTATCAATCGTTCTGGTGGGTTTGATGGTCTTGTAAAAGCTGGTTTCTCATTTGAAGGAACTGGAACATTGACTGAATCACAAGTAGTTTAATATTTTTAAATAAAACCAAAATCATAGGAGATTTAAAATGGCTAAAAAGAAGATAGCAGTATCAGATGTATCAGAAGTAATGAGTAATGTAAAGGCTCATTTTAGTGAAAAAGTGAGAAGTGAAATTCATATTGAAGAATGGGATGTTACTTTGTATTCCGATCCTATCACTATCAAGAAGTTTGATGTTATAGACAAGATTAGAAAGTCATATCCAACAGCAGAAGCTCTAATCAGAACCCTTGTAATTGTAGCGAAGGATGAAGCTGGTGATTATGTATTCACTAAAGCTGATATCCCTCAACTATTAAGAGCAAGTGATCTGAAAGTAGTTGCTAATGCTGTTACTATTCTGACATCTGATTCTGATAACTCCGTGGATGACTACGAAAAAAACTAAATAAATCCCCCGAACGCTTTGTTATATTTCAAATAGCAGAAGTTTTGGGGATTCCTCCACGAGAAGTTGAAGAATGGACTCTTGATGAATTTCGAGAGTTCGTTGCTTACCTACGCTTAAAAAACAAACGGATAGAGAATAATGGCTGAACAAATACAGTTAGTGTTGGGTATCGAAGTAACAGGTTCAAGTAAATTAAAAACTCTTGAATCTAACTTTAAAGATATTGACAAACAGGTAAGCAAGACAAATAAATCTTTCATAGATTTAGATAATGTTATTAAAAAAGCGTCTATAGGTGTTGTAGCTTCTATAGGCGCAATAGCAGTAGCAATGGCTGTATTAGGTAAATCATCTATATCAGCGGCATCAGACCTTCAAGAGACACAAGGTAAATTCGATGTAGTGTTCTCTGGAATGACAACACAAGCAGAAGAATGGTCTAGCACTCTTCAAGATTCCTACCTATTAACCGAACAAGCATCAAAATCATATTTAGCATCAATACAGAGTTTATTAGTTCCTACTGGTATGTCTCGTGAAGCGGCAGGAGAGATGTCAAATTCTCTTGTACAGTTAGCGGCTGACTTAGGTTCAATAGAAAACAAAGAAACTGATGTTGTTCTTAGAGATATAACATCAGCCCTACAAGGTTCATCAGAAACGATGGATAAGTATGGTGTTAATGTTCGAGCTATAAAAGTAGAACAAGAAATACTTAATAAAGGTTGGGTAGAATCTAAAAAAGATATTACAGATGTCCATAAAGCACAAGCTATATATAATATTATTATGGCTAAAACTACTGATGCTCATGGTGATATAGCCAGAACTCTTGGATCATTCGCAAACCAACAAAAACTAGCAACTAAAAACAGTGAAGAAACTGAAGTAGCAATAGGCGAAGCATTATTACCTGTAGCAACTAAGATGGTAGCAAAGTTTAATGAATGGTTTGGTGCTAATGAAGATATAATCAATTCAAGTATAGTTGAATATGTAGGACGATTAGCAACAGTATTTGATGAGAACTCAGAATCTATTATAGAAGTTATTAAATTTATGGCAGAATTAACTGCTATTACTGTTGAATGGTCTGTTAAGTCATTAAACAATCTTGGTAAAGTAATAGAAGGTTATAAGAGATTAGGGTTTTTAGTTAAATATGGTTCTGAGTGGCAAAAGAAATATAATGAAAGCAAACTTACTGGGTTACAAAAAGAGCAGGTTGAATTAGAAAGGTTAAGAAAAACATTATATCAACTTGAATTAGAAAGAGCACGAGGTGATTATTCTACTGTAGAAGGTATAAACGAAGCCAAAGTTCAATATTATAATCAAATGAAAGTTGTTGATGAATTGATAATGACTGATGGTGAGAAGACCAAAGCAATTATCACCAATAACAAAAAGGTTGATGATAGTAATAAGAAGACTGCTGATAATAGTAAGACTTATCATAACAAATCTCAGAAGGATATAGTTGATGTAGTAAATGATGCCTCTACAGAAATATGTAAGAGTCATAAAGTAAAACTAAGTTGTGCTGAGAAAGCATATCAAGCTGAGTTAAAAGCGGCACAAAATGCTATTAAAGCTAAGAAAAAAGCTATTAAAGATGCATTGAAAGCGGCAGAAGAAGCGGCTGATCGTCAGTTAAATGCTTCAAGTCAAATGTATTCTGATATGACAGGTTTTTCTGAGAGACATTATGATACAGAAGG